ACGTTGTCAAATCCTCAACCGGCTGCCAAACATTGTCCGCCGGCTCCTGCAACAGCTGGTTGCATGCCGGCGTTTCCCAAGTTTCCGCCTCGCCTATGGCCGCGTCCCAGGCCAACGCATAATCAAAATCCATGTTACCAGGTCGCCAGCCCTGATTTTTGGCGTATTGCACCAGCGTGCCCACCGTCACAGGGGCGGCGCTGCCGTGAAAACTCCGCCACTTGGCGGTGCATTCCCCCTCATGATAGCGGCCCAAATCCCGCCGGCTCCAATCCTCCCAAACGCTTACCGGCTCGCCCTCGTCCTTGAGAACCATACCCACGTTCAGCCATTCCTGATAATTCAGCAGCGCCGGGTCGATATTGGCCAGCAGTTCGCGCACCTCATATTTACTTTTCTTATAATCACCCATTCTGTTTTATACTCCACTACTTACTTCTGGCTGATATTGTGCCGCCACCACGCCCGACGGCACGCTGCGCCAGCCCAGCGCCGCAATGCGCGCAATCATCTTGCTGGCCGCTTCAAACGGCCAAATGCCAACATTTTTGAAACCGTAACGCTCCAAGATGCGGATTTGCTTCGGCGTGGTCAAGCCCTGCTGCTGGCGTTTCTGCAAGCGTTCAATCAACAGGCTGGCTTTGCCGGCGCAATCCACCTGCTCCGGCAGGATACCGTGCTTTTCCAGCCAATCCAGCTGTTTTGCGCTGGCCGGCCCCATCTCCCACATGAAACTGGGCTGCCAATCCACCAAATCCCGGGCCTGAATAGACATCTCAAATTGCAGCGGATCCACCAGCCGGGCCTTGCGGCGGCGCATTTCGGCCAGCTGCCGCGCCAAAGCCTCCTCCCGCTGGGCGATAACCTCGTCGCTGGCTCGCTGCTCCGCCTCCATAATATCCACCGGCTCTCCGCCCGTCGCACCATCGGCGGCCATATCCGCCGTCATCTGGGCGGCCACCTCCGGCGTATCGCACAGCAAATGCGCAGGCCGGCATAACTCGTGCCGCTCGGTGTGCCAGAGAAAATCCAGCAGCAGCAGGTCCTGCTTCCCCGGAGCCAGGCGCGTGCCGCGGCCCACCATCTGGCTGTAGAGGCTGCGCACCTTCGTCGGCCGGAGGACCACGATGCAGTCCACCCCGGGACAGTCCCACCCCTCGGTCAGCAGCATGGAGTTGCACAGCACGTTGTACCGGCCCGAATCGAAGTCCCGGAGGACCTCCGCCCGGTCCTGGCTTGCGCCGTTGACCTCCGCCGCGCGGAAGCCCTGGGCCTCCAGGATGTCCCGGAACTTTTGGGAGGTACGCACCAGGGGCAGGAACACCACCGTTTTCCGTCCCCGGCAGTAATTCTGCATCTCCTGCGCGATCTGCTGGAGGTACGGGTCCAAAGCGGTGTCGATGTCGGCGGTCTTGAAGTCCCCGGCCTGGACGCCCACGCCGGTGAGGTCCAGCCGGAGCGGGATGGTGACCGCCCGGATGGGGCAGAGGAAGCCGTCCCGGATGGCCCGGGGGAGCGTATACTCATAGGCCAGGTGCTGGAAGTATTGGCCCAGGTTCCGCATATCCCCCCGATCCGGCGTGGCCGTCACGCCCAGCACTTTGGCGCGGGGGAAGTGGTCCAGCACCCGCTGGTAGCCATCGGAGAGGACGTGGTGTGCCTCGTCCACGACGATGACGCCGAAATAGTCCGGCGGGAACCGGGCGAGCCGCTTCTCCCGCTGGAGGCTCTGCACTGAGCCGACCGCCACGCGGTACCAGCTGCCCAGGCACGTCTCCTCCGCCTTTTCCACCGCGCACCGGAGGCCGGAGACCTTTTGCAGCTTCTCTGCCGCCTGGTCCAGCAGCTCCCCCCGGTGGGCCAGGATCAGGCAGCGGCAGCCGGCGCGAACCATGTCTTCGATGATCCTGGAGAAGACGATGGTCTTTCCGCAGCCGGTGGGCAGCACCAGCAGCGTCCGATGGAAGCCCTCGTTCCAGTCCCGCTCCACCGCCTCCAGGGCCTCCTGCTGATAAGGCCGCAGCTCCATCAGAAGCTGCCGGGCGTCCAGGGCGTCGCCCCGCCGAAGCCATCCATGCGGGCCTGGGTCCCGGCTTGGGGCGCGCTCTGGAAGAACGCCGGGTCGTAGTCGTAGAACTGCGCCACGTCGTTGGCCTGCCCCTCGGTGCCGTCCTTCTTGGTGTAGGCCCTGGTCTTGAACCGGGCGCGGCCCTGGGACCCCACCACCTCGTTCCACCGCGGGCGCAGCGTCTCGCCGTGCTTCTTCTGGCCGATGGCCCGGAAGAATTCGGAGATTTTCCACTCCAGCGTGGAGTAGAGGATCAGGTCGTATTTCACGTTGGCCGTGCCCTCCGGCGTCTCCACGGCCAGGTTCAGCGTGGCCTTGTTGCAGGGGGGCAGCTTCTGCGAGCCGGGGAACCTGGCCCGCTCGAAGGCCGTGACCCTGAAATTGTAGTCCCCCTCCTCCAGCAGGATAAAGCTGCCGGAGTCGTTGGAGATTTCATCGTCCCACCCCAGCTCGCGGGGCAGGTTGGCGGTTTCACTCATATGTGCATCCTCCCATCAAAACGGTAATTCATTCCGGTCTGCCCGGATCATGTCCACAATCTTGTCCCAGAAGGGGACCACCCAGCCGTCCACGAAGCCGGATTCCAGCATGACGCGCCACGGCGTGTCCGCGGTGTAGTAGCCCTTCCGGGCGATGACATCTCGCACCGCTCCCTCCAGGATATCGTCCTTCTCCAGCAGCGGCCGCAGCACAGCAGGCACGTCCGGACCCTCCGCGGCAGGCGGGTCTGGCATGGGCGGCGGGTCCGGTGCTGCCGCCGGGGTCGCCGGAGCATCGAAGAGGTATGGAGAAACGGCATCGAACAAAAATGGCAGCTCGTCCAGCATAGAAAAGCGGTTCTTGGCGTCCCAGCAGGGATGGTGCGTGGTGTACATCACCCGCTTGCCGCCCTGGGCCTTGTTTTTGTTTGTCTTTCCGTCTGCTACCACGATGGTCTTGTAATTTGCAAATAAAAGGAGATCGCACCACTCCTTTACCATTTTTGAGGTACTGCATTTCTGGCTGTTGATCAGTTTCAGCTCCCATCGGTCATAGGAACCAAACTCCTCTGGTTGTTCGCATCGATTCATGGCCGCGTGTGCAGTCAACACAACATGAATATTTTTATCAATGACTGCATTCAACAGATTGAGCAGTTCGCCGAAGGTTTCATAGGCGTACATATAGCCGCGCCCATAATCGAAACCCTCAAGACCATTTTTTTGATATTTGGCGCAAATGTGTTGGATACACAAACGCTCGGCCCAGTCGGCAGTGTCCACCACCAGGGTTTTGCATACGCCCGGCATGTCCCGGACGTACTGCACCTGGGCAAGCAGCTCCGTCCAGCTCTGGGGCGGCTTGAACCGCCGCACGTCCATAAATTTGGTGGAGCCCTCGGTGTCGATGAACAGCGGCTCCGGGAACTGCGCGGCAAAGGTACTCTTGCCGATGCCCTCCGGACCGTAGATCACCACCTTGTACGCCGACGGCTGCCAGCCGGAAATGATCTCCATCAGAAAATGCCCTCCTCCCACGGTTTCTTCTCCGGCGGCGTCAAAACGCTGCCGTCCTCAATCACGATGCTGCACTCCGGCCCGGTAGATACCCGCGTGGCGATGCCCTGGAGGCCCTCAGTTTCCATCCAGGCCCCGAACTCCCGCAACGTCTCCAGATCCATCTGCTCCAATTTATCCAGCAACACAAACCCGCAGTCCGGCTTCACTGCCCGGACGATGGCTGCGGCCACCTTCAGCTGATCGCTTCCGCTCATGCAGTCCCAGGGCTTGCCCTGATACGTCAGCGCGCCGTTCTCCACCGAAAGACCAGGCAAGGGCAGCCTCGCGCCTTTGAGCAAATCCGTTTTCTGCCTGCGTACGTCCTCGATCTGCGCTGTCAGGCCGGCATACTGATTGCTGTATTCCTCCGCCTCGGCCATAGCCCGGGCCTTGTCCTGGTTGGTGCGGATCTTGGCGTTGACTGCCTCGATGTCCCGGAGGCTGGCCTCCAGCTCCGCGGTGGACTCGTCCAGCAGGTCCAGTGTATCCTTTGTGGCCGTCTCGCAATCGGCGCAGAGCGTCTTGTAGCGCGCCTCCAAAAGCCCCAGCTCCTTGCCCATCCGATCCCGCTCTGCCTCCAGCTGCGCCGCCCGCAGCCGCTTGCGCTGGTTCTCACCGTTCCGCGCCAGAATGGCCTGCTGCCGCTGGATCAGCTCATAGGCCGACACCGGCTCTGCCGGCGCGTCGGGGTAGCTGGGCAGCTCCTTGGCGTAGTTTTCCTTCTGCTCGTAGATGCGGCCGATGGCGGTCCGCTGGTCGTAGAGGGCCTTTTCCTGATGCTCCAACGCCGCTACCTGACGCTCCAGGCCGATGACCCGCAGGAGTATGCCGGCCTTTTCCCGGTCGCTGGCCTCCAGGAACCTGGGCAGGTCCAGGGCCAGCTGCTCCACGAAGGCATTGAGCAGCGTCTGCCCGGCCCGCCGCCCGTCGGCATCTGTGACCTTGAGCTCGCTGTTTTTGCCTGAACGCTCCACAACGATGCCGTTGGACAGCGCCACCCGTAGCTTCGGTGGCAGCACGGACCCGTCCCGCTGTGCCTGTGAGGGCCGGTAGCGCTCCCCGCCCAGTGCCCAAACGATGGCGTCCAGCACCGAGGTCTTGCCCTGGTTGTTCCGCCCGCCGATGACCGTCAGGCCGTTCTCTGCCGGTGTCAGAGCGGTCGCCTTGATCCGTTTGACGTTCTCGGCCTCAAATTGCGTGATTTTTACTGCCATCCAGACAAATCTCCTTTTTTGCCCCATAATAGGGGTGTATTTGATTGTCTTTGCCGTCTCAGGTGTTGCCGCACCCGGGGCGGCGCATTTTTTTCATGCAACAGGTCTTCACAATCCACATAGCCGCCAGCGCAGTCTGGAAATGGGACTTCTGCTCGGTCAGCGCTCCAGCCAGCTCCGGCTCGGATTCCTCAATGATGGCGCTGGCCTCCAGGACCGCCTCGCGGAAGTAGTCCTCCGCCTCGCAGATGTCGCAGTACAGCTCATCCAATCCGTTCATTCTCGGCTCCACCCGTCGCACCAGAACCCCACTGCCGCGGCCACCGCCGCCGCGCCCATCGCGCCCAGCACCGGGAGGACGCCCGCGCCGCACCAGAAGCACCACGCGCCGAACGCCGCGCACAGCCCGCTGCCGAAGAACAGCACCGCCGCCGCCCCCTGGCAGACCTCCAAGCGCCGCCGGCGCTCCCATTCCGCCCGCCGCATCATGCGCCGGTAGTCCTGCACCGTCATATCCAGCTCCGCGGCCTTCACCGCGTCGCTGTGCGCGTTGACCATGCGGAACAGCTTGCGCTCCAGCTGATCGTCCCTGCTCACCGGATCACCTCCAGTAATTCCTCCAGCAGCGTCACCCGCTCCTGCTCCAAATACGCCTCCAAAAGTTCCTTTGTCGTCATTTTCATGTCCTCCTCAGCACACATCCGGCAGGCCGGTCGCCCGCTCCGAGATCCAGGCGTCCAGCAGCCGTTTGTAGATGGTGCATTTGACCGAACCGCTCCCCGTCTGGAAGCACTCGCCAAAGGGATACCGCCGGTCCAGCAGTCCGTCCCGCAGCACCACCGGCGTGATCTTCACGCCAAGCCCCCGGAGGACTTCCGTCGCCTCCGCCGCTGTCAAGGTTTCAATCTGCACAAAAATCGCTCCTTTCTTGAAAAGTTTAATTCTCTGTCCTATTTATTGGACAGCTTGTGTGCTATCCTGTTCCTGTTCCACCAGCCGGTCCGGTTCCGGGTATTACAGGCCCGCGCCTATTCGGCTAAAATGTCCTCAGGACTCACATTCAGAACCGCCGCAACCGCGCCAAGCGTTTTGGGTTTGACATCTTCGCCTCTGCGAATACGGGTCAATGTCTGAGGCGAAACCCCATCACACCTCAGTTCCCGCAAAGATTTCTGTTGACGCGCAAGCAGCAAATCCAGTTTCCTGTTGTCTACTTTCATGGGTACCTCCTTTCGGCGCAACCAATTTGGTTGTTTTCATCTCGCAGTATACAACCAATCCGGTTGTTTGTCAAGATGCATATTAAAAAGATTTTCCAAAATGGTTGTTTTTTGTTTCTCGCTGTGGTATGATATAAGCGAGGTGATTCACTTGGAAACTTGGGGTGAGCGAATCAAGGTGGCCCGGGAATCCGCCGGATTGACACAGGAGCAGCTGGGTAAAAAGCTCGGCATTACTGGCGTCACCATCATGCGGTATGAAAAAAATCAGCGGCAGCCCCGGCTTGAACAGCTTGGGAGAATTGCGCTGGCGTTAGGCACCACCGTTTATGAAATGATGGGGCAGGATTGGGACGGATGGACCGTAATAGATAAAAGCGATTCTTTTGACGAGGATCCATTCAAGACCGAAAAAGCACGCACCAGAGACAGTGCGCGCCAGATTGACGACGAAGATATTAAGTTTGCATTGTTTGGCGGTGACGGAGAAATCACGGACGCCATGTACGAAGAGGTCAAGCGCTTCGCCCAAATGGTCAAACTGCGGGAGGAGGCTGAGAAGAAAAGGAAGGGATAGGTGACATGAATACTGTTGAACTGTACCAATTGGCACAGCGCGAGAGTATCCCGGTTTTGCCGGCGTGCATTCCAGAAACCGGTTCCTTATGTATTCAGGCAGATGATTTGCGTTGTTTTATCGGTCTGGACCTGGATATTCTGGATTGTGATTCCAGCCACGCCGTTCATCTGGCCCATGAGCTGGGTCATTGCCTCACAGGCAGCTTTTACAACCGCTGGGCCTCCTGTGATCTCCGCCAGAAGCACGAAAACCGCGCCGACTGCTGGGCGATTGAACACCTGGTCCCAAGGGAGCAGTACGATGCAGCACTGCAAAGTGGCTATATAGAACTTTGGAGCCTCGCGGAGTATTTTGATGTCACCGAGGATTTCATGCGCAAGGCTGTATGCTGGTACACGTATGGAAATCTGGCGGTGGAGCAGTATTTATTCTGATGTGGATGTGAGAATATGCAGTCCTATTATGATACCCTGGGTGTTCCAGAGACAGCCTCTCCCGAGGAGATCCGCCAGCGGTATCGGGAGCAGATAAAATTCTTTCACCCGGATACATTTAACGTAACGCCAGAGGTCGCGGAAGAAAAGACACAGGCTCTCAATGAAGCTTATGAAGTTCTGTACGACCCGGTAAAACGTGCGGAATATGACAGTTATCTCCGCGCTAACAGGCAGTCGGCCAAGAGACAACGGTCTTATGAACCGTCAAAGGATGATCCGCCGAGCGAAGAACCAACGCAGAATGGAGATTCACCGCAAGAAAGCAGCCCTAGCCGGTGGGCCAGATGGAAAGAAAAATTCCGAGGAAGCACTTTTGCCACAGACATTAGAGTTATCCTTGTTGTAAGCGGGGTTGTACTTTTTTCAACATTCGCCAGACAAATTCTGTCCCCACTTCTGTTTCCTAAAAATGAGGAAGCAAATCCGCCGACACAGCAGGCGGAGATAGACGAGCCTGTAACTCTATCGCAAGACGCGGCGAAAAAAGTTACCAATCCGGATTTGTCCAAGCTGCCGCATTCCAACGAAGAATACAAACTATTGCATCCGGAGGAAGAAGAACCTACCGATGAGAAAAGGACAGAAGATATATCTCCGTCGCAAGAGGCTTTTGAAGTTTCAGAAAATCTATCCGGCGCATCCAAGATAGATTGGGGGAAAACGTTAGATGAAGCGACGAAACCGTCAACCTATGGGAGGCCCATTATGCGCCCATCTAGCGGCGAGGTAATTATTCGCGAGGAACGGCTCCTGAATAATAAAATGATTACCTACGAATCCTCCCTGACGGTCTCCGCGCCGGAGGACCGGAGTGCATACTTGATTTTGGTAGATGTGGAAACGAGCGAATCTCTTCTGTCGTTTTTTGTCCGAGCTGGTGAGACAGCTACAGTCTCCGCACCGGAGCGTATTTGCGATATCTACTTTGCCACCGGAATAGACTGGTATGGTAGATATCGAATGTTTGGAGACGATACAGTTTACCAAAAATTCGATGAGGAAACAGACCTCTCGGAATATGCCTGGACCTATACGCTTTATACCGTCCCAGACGGAAATGCAGAAGTGGAATATTGCTCAGCGTCAGATTTCCAGAATATTGCGTAAAGGAGAATCATCATGAACAACGAAGAAAAGATTTTGGAAATGCTCGGGCAAATCAATGTCAGACTGGGCAAGATGGAAGATGTGCAGGGAAAGATGCAGGAGGACCTGTCTGACCTGCGCCAGACCGTGACCCGCGTGGCCATCACACAGGAAAACGTAGTCCTGCCGCAGCTCCGTCTGCTGGCGGAAGGTCAGCAAACGCTTCTGGATACGCTGGCCCCCAAAGACCGCGTAGAGGCTCTGGAGGGCGATATGGCCCTGTTGAAGGACCTGGTCCGCTCCATGTCCCAGCGCATCACGGCGCTGGAGAAAGCACAATAAAAACCGCCCCCGGTGCTACCAACACCGAGGACGGTCATGCGGGCAGAAACTTTGACGGGAATCTGCCCTCTCATTATATTCCACAATGGGAGGAAAATCAAGTGAATTGCATCAAATGCCGGGCAGAAATCCCGGCAGGGGGCATATTTTGCCCCTTCTGCGGCAAGAAGCAGACCAGGGAGCCGCGCAAGGCCCTCAAACGGGCCAACGGCACCGGCACCGTCTACAAGCTTCAGGGCCGCCGGCGACGGCCGTGGGTCGCGGCACGGAACCGGACAGTCCTGGGGTATTACGAGACAAAAACCGCCGCATTGGAAGTCCTAAACCGCCTGGCCGGGCGAGAGATATCCGAGCGCTACAACATGACCTTTGAGGAGGTGTTCGATGCCTGGAAAACAGAGCATTATCAAACCCTGACCGCTTCCGGACGGTCGCAGTACGATATTTCCTACAAGATTTTTTCCGGACTACATAAAAAGAAGTTCCGGGATCTCCGCACCGCAGATTTTCAGGAGGCCCTGGAGCCGCATATGGGAAAGAAGCATTCCACCGTGTCCAAGTACAAGCAGCTCATCACGCAAATGTCCAAATGGGCTATCCGCGAGGAGCTGCTGACCACGAATTTTGCCTCGTTCGTGCGCCTGCCTGAGCAGGTGAAGCAGGAAAAGGAAATTTTCTCCGACACCGACATCCAGCGCCTGGAGCAGAATGGCAGCGAAACGGCAAAAATTATCCTCATGCTGATCTATACCGGTATGCGCATCGGCGAGCTGTTCGCGCTCACCCTGGACGATTACCACGGACGCTACGTTGTAGGCGGCGAGAAAACCGAAGCCGGCCGCAACCGGGTAATCCCCATCTGTCCCGAGGGCCGAAGATATTTTCAGTATTTCGCTGAACAGGCCGAGGGCGCGCAGCTGTTGTCAGGCTATACCGGGCAGCATGTTCCGAATAACTTTCGGAAGCGAGACTATTATCCGCTGCTGGATCAGCTGGGCATCGTGCGGAAAACACCCCACGCCACGCGTCATACCTATGCCAGCCGCGCCAGGAAAGCCGGCATGCCGCCCGAGATTCTGCAAAAAATCCTGGGCCATGCCGATTACAGCACGACTGCAAGCATCTACGTCCATACCGACGTCGAGGAATTGCTCCGCGCAGTAGAAGCCTGAGCGTTACTAACGCATGACGTGTAGCACAAGGAGGGCCAAGAACACCAAAAGCCCCGGAACCATTGAGATTCCAGGGCTTTTCACTGGTGGACGATAACGGACTCGAACCGCTGACCCTTCGCACGTCAAGCGACTTCTTTCCATATGTGAAAGCGACTAACATCGATTTTTCAAGCGTTTTCAATGATTTTAAGACTCCCCTTTTCTCTTAAAGCTGGCTTGAACGGTTTAGGTTACGAACATATCGCTGGCATGCGAGAAAGAAGGAACCCCATGTACGTATTAACAAGGATTGGTCAGAATGTTGTCTCCCTGCGGAAGCAAAAAGACATAACACAGGAATATCTGGCGCTATACTCCGACATCAGCGTCTATTACCTGCGTCAGATCGAGCATGGCACAGCAAATCCCTCAGCGCTGATTCTTGACCGATTGGCCGCTACGTTAGATGTCCCGCTTTCCGCCATTTTCTTATAAGCACATTGCGCTGTCTGCCCCCCAATCAGGGGGGCGAGCGCCTCGATTGCCAGAAATCCTGGCCCTGTACCCAGGTTTTTTGTGCACACGATGAAAACCGAAGCTATACTGTCTGGACGAATCGGAAAACTTTTCCTATCCTTTACCACAAGAAGTAAAAAGGAGGGAGATTTATGTCGATTCCGGACGAAGTTGGTAGAAAGATTGTATCACTGCGAAAGCAGAGAAAAATGTCCCAGGAGTACCTTGCCCTGTATTCAGATATCAGCGTTACCTATTTGCGGGATATTGAACACGGCACGGCAAATCCTTCGCTTCTGGTGCTCTCAAAGCTGGCACAGACCCTGAACGTCCCTGTATCGGAACTTCTGGCGGAGAATCTGCCGCAATCCTGTACAATCTGAGCCTGCGAACAGGCCCCTCGCTTTGGAGGGGGCCTGTTTTGCCGGCAAACTATTGCAGCAATTCTTGCAGTTCACAACCCAGCAGGCGGGCCAACTCTGCGCCCAGCGGCAGAGAGGGAAGCTTGGTTCCCCGTTCAATCTGGCAAAGCATCGACTGTGAGACCTGCGCCTGCTCTGCCAGTCGTGCCTGCACAATGCCTTTTTCCTCCCGAATCCGGCGAATGTTCGCGCCCACATTCATTCGCGCCACCGCCTGACGAGACAGACGATAACCGCCGAATAGAAAACGAGTTCCACAACATTCAGCGCCAATTGAAATCCCTCCATGGCAAAGCCTCCTTTGTCATAATTTTTTATCTTGACAATGAGCCAGGAAAAAGGTATCCTCTAAGGGAAGGGGCCGTAGCCCCTCCCTCACTCGATGAAGCGCTTGATGGTTTCCCACAAGACTTCAATGAGATTTAGGATTGCGGTTGCAAGAAGTATGTACTCTGTGGGGAGTTGCTTCTTGTGACCGCTTTTCTTTTTCCCGCTCATTGCTTTGACCTCCTTTTTATGATATTGTTAAGGTGTTCCCTTAACTTGGTTATAGTATATCACTTTATACAGTGAATGTCAATATATTTATCACCGTTTTCAGTGATTTTATATTTTGCACAAAGTAGGAGGTGCGGAAATTGTGTATAATAACCAACAAATGTCTGACCGAATAAAATTCCAAGCTAAAGCACAAAAAGTAGCACTAAAAAAAATGCTTGAAGATTTAGAACTTGGAATCAATTTAATATCCCATTTAGCAAAGGGCCAGAATATAACGGCTATCAATCTCGCCCGCATTGCCGACTACCTAGACTGCTCCGTAGACTACCTCTTAGGCCGGACGGACGTGCCGGAGGTGAACCGTGGCGGGGAGGGGGTGGAATCATGAAAAAATCCTTGAGAATTGCCAGTCTGGTGTTTGACGCAATACAGGTTCTGCTGTGCTTGTCTATCATTGCACTAATCCTGAAAAACTGGCACTCTGACGAATCCGACGAATAATTCCACCCCTGCCCCTTGACAATGAGCCAGGAAAAAGGTATCCTCTA